ACCACCCTCTAGTCCGTGACCAGGGTGCAAGTCTTCTAATATTTGGGTTTGTAACCCATAAACAATTGTAGATAGGCCTCCCGTGTGGACCGGTTCGGATAGTAATGTGCATAATCCACACTGGCGCGGTAAATGCGCAGATACCACTCATCCCACACCTCCTGAGGGTGTGCCGAAAGCTCCATCAAAGCCTTTTCAACATTCGTCTTTGTGATATCATGTATCGACCGTTCGTTGTCACACCACATGGGCATCTCGAGTATTACGCGCAGCTCCAAAGGAGCCAGAACCTGAGGTGCTATGTCCTCACTTCTGAAGCCTCTCTTGAGGAAACTAACTTCCTGAATCGGCCTCAGATCGGCACATGCATCCTCACTCTTACTCTCGTTCGTATACACCATACCGAAATGGCGCATAAGCCCAGGCAGCGTGTTCTGGTTGAACTTGTCCACCTTGTCAATAGCTACTCCAGCCAGGTTGTCGTCACCGTATACGGCTGGAGCCACTCTATCGAAAAACTCGTGGGCAGCGTTGAGATCGTCGTGCGCCAAAATGTAACAACCTATCAATAAAGCTAGGTTGTACAGTGAGTTTATGATAGAGGTCATTGGGTGTCCACTGGGTAGTGACTTGCGCCACTGATATACAACATCACCATTAATATGTCTGGAAGCATACACTTCCATCCATATAATCTCCCTGATCCTAGCGTTTTCTGGCCCATCATCATACCACCTGTTAACAATTCTTAAAATCATCTTGTGGATCTGAGCAACTTCATTAGTATCAAAGCCAGAATAATCCCCGGCCAACACACGGCCAACAGAATCAGGCCCATACTTTGTAACAAAACGCTGCAAAAGTGTCCAGTCCTTTGAATATGGGTTAATACCCACACACATGCCAGACTGGATCTTAGCATTCATCATAGCGACGACAAAATCAAGACAATACATCCTGCACACAATCACATACACTAAGGGCGCTGCACTAATTAACCGCGTCTTTCCTGCTTCAACTTTCTCTAGCTTCAATCTCTCGTCTTTTAGAAAGTCCTTGTACACAAAGAATGG